ACCCTGTGTCTGAGTACAACCGCGAACTATGGAACAGCGGTAACGAAGCAGATAAAGATACTGTCCGTAAGCAGAAACGCAAACTCTCTTACTATGCCAACATCTATGTTGTGCAAGACAAGGCTAACCCTCAGAATGAAGGTCGTGTCTTCTTGTATAAGTTTGGTAAGAAGATCTTTGATAAGGTCATGGAAGCAATGCAACCTGAGTTTGAAGATGAGACTCCAATCAATCCTTTTGACTTCTGGCAGGGTGCTAACTTCAAACTGAAACTGAAGAAAGTTGCAGGTTACTGGAACTATGATTCTTCTGAGTTTGATAAGGTTTCACCACTACTAGATGATGACGATGCACTGGAAGCATTGTGGCAGAAGCAATACTCTCTGTCAGCACTAGTTGCAACAGATCAATTCAAGTCCTACGAACAACTACAAACACGTTTGAAGATGGTTCTGGGTCAGAAGTCTGCACCTCGTCGTTATGATGAGGAACTGGAAAGTGAGAGTGAAGGGCGTGGATCTTTCTCTCCTAACTTTGAATCAAGTAAAGCCCCTGCTGCTGACTTCAATGCACCTGACATCACTCCCACAAAGTCTGCTGACTCTGATGAAGATGATGCTCTGTCTTACTTCCAAAAACTTGCTGAAGAGTAATGAAATATAACCAGTTGTGTTTAACCTTATTGGTTATCGCAGCATATATTAATTTACTGAAATAGTCTGATATTATCAGCAGTCTTTAAGGTTTCACTCTTGTATTGAGTGGAACCTTTTTTGTATTCCATCATTTCTTCTAAGTCATCTTTAACTATACTTAGAAATCTACTTTTTAAAACAAAAATATTTCGTCTATCGTTCTGAAGATTTTCTTCGTACTCATAATTTGTTACTGAAACCACAGGATATACTTTTGTCATACCCTCTGTTTGATCATCATAGAATTCTACTGAGTAATTAGAATCAATTTGTAATCCAGCAGAGATGATTGTTGCCCCTAAGGAATTCTTTACCTCAGTAGTTTCATAATGATGAATCGCATTTATGTTATCATAAGTCACATACTTTTCTAGCAAATAATTCTCAAAATCAAATTGAGTCATTGGCCATTCATTATATACATTAATGATATTATTGCATGTTAAAACTAACCAATCTAAATTCGCATCTCCATAGAGTTCAAATGCAACATTATCAGGTCTATCATTACCTTTAATTTTATACTTGGTAAAAACAGAAGCATCTTGAAAAATATCTTCTCTGAGTTTACCTCGCATAAAGATATTCTTTACAGGGATGTAATCAGATATCCTAGCATCAGGAAGTCTGCTAACATATTCGAAGTTTGGAATTTTGCTGAAGTAGTTTGACATTAGAATCCAATAAATTGATCGTTATCACTATCACCATAATCATCATTAAAGATAGGAGTGATTTCTGAGAATGACAATGTTAAATCATATGAAACCATAACGCCATCACTATAGGTTGCATAATTTCCTGTTGGAGTATAATTCACCCCAACTCCTTGTAATGCACAAGTTTTAAATGTATTTAATCCTCTATGGAGTTCACCATTTGCACCCATTCTTACATATTTTATTCTAAAAACGTGAGGAGATTTTAAGAATAGATTAGATTTTGATCTAATCGGCGCACTCCCTTGTTTAAAAAATCTCAGAATTTTAATTACCGTACTTGCCTCTTTAGAATCTCTAGGTGATAGTTGAAATTTAAAAGAGAATGGTCTTAATGATGGACCCTTAAATAAGAGTTCCATGTTAGGATTTAATACCTGACCAGTTGTTCTTGATAATAATGCTTGACCATCCACACCGGCAGCTGCCGCAGCAAGAGAATTTCCAACAGCACTTACTGTTGCTCCACTATTTCTTTTCACTGCATCCATATATTGTGTAACTTTTTCTGCACCAGTTGCTAAACCATCAAAAATTGCACTTCTAGCAATCTCTGCCTTTGCAATATCAAGAGCAGTCATTGAGTTTGATCCCCAATCTGCTTTGTTTTGGTCACTAATTCCTCTAGGTATTGGAAGAACAACTGATCCAATTGATGGTCCTAAGTCTCCTCTTTCAAAACCAAATGAAACTCCATCACCACTTCCACTTTTACCAACTTCTGATGGGACATATTCATGCATATCAAATTTAATAATATCTTGCTTTGAGTCAGCAACGTTTATTGGATATCTTAAATTTGGAAAACTAGTCCTTGTACCTTCTGTAGATTCTTCTGTTTGTCCTCCTCCTCCTCCTTCTTCTGCGGGTGCTACTGCTGGTTTTGTATCAGATTCTGAGTTATCGTTTTCTGCTTTATTTTTATTTGAGTCTAATAACTTTGCTTTATCTGTTTGGGGAACACTTGCGTCATCTGCTGCTTTATTCACACCTGCATCTACATTTTTATGTAGTGCTCCTTCTGGATTCTTTAGTTCATTCTGAAACCCTGCACCTGCTACATCATCATCAAAGGTATACGTCTTTCCTCCATCAGTTGTGGTTGCTGCTTTTTGCCATTTATCGTCTTTAATGATATAAACTTCAGTAGTTGAAGAACCGTCTGTGTTTAACTTGGTGGTGCTTGCGTGATATATTCCAGTTCCAGGATCTGTAACATTGGTAGTTCCCGCAGCTCCTGGAGAAGTTTTTTTGCCGACAAACGTTCTTGCCTGACCGCTACAAATACTACCTGCTGGACATGGAGGATCTCCTGCACCGAATAATCCCATTTATCGACTACTTATTTTATCTATTTAGCACAACTTTCTCATAGTTTAGTGTCATAAGGTCATCAAGTTCAGTTCTATTGACAATATAAACCTGACTTCCTAGTTCTTGCCAGGTATATTGTCTATAATCTCTAAGATGAAAGTTAATTCCACGAAATCCCCATGGGAATACATCACTCACTGCAACTAATGGGTGTTGATCATACCGAATATTTAGTGTTTTGGCATAATACTTGAAGGTGCATATATTTCCTGCTTCAGGTATTGGTGTCACAGTATCATTCAATGCATATAGTATCAAATCCATCCTATCAATAAGATTTTTTTCAGATTTAAACTCTAGAATATTAGGTTCTATGCGGTTCATTTGATACCTAGTTCGTCTTCTGTGATTATTTTAAAATTTATTCTTCTGTCTTCACAAAATTCAGTTGCTGCTTTCCACTTTGCTTGATTGACAGCATAGGTTTTGCACTCATAAATGTATGATTTAGTTACTCTCGATTTTTTCTTTGGGGGTTGAGTCTGTCTTTTAGGTTTCACCTCAATCACATAAGTTTTTATTTGCCCCGTACTTTCTTTTACTTTGATAATAAAGTCTGGGTAATACTTATGAATTCTTCTATCAACTGGTGAGATATATGGGATATGAAATTCTTCACTACCCCACTGGAGGATATTTTCATTTAAGTCACAGTATCTACAGAACTTACGTTCCCAACTACTTCTACATATAATATTTGATGAATCACCTTGATATTTGTTTGGGTATGATGGTTTGTATTTACTCTTAATACTTTCTGCCATACATAATATACAAGGTAAATACTATTTATAAATGCCATCCGCAAAGACGATAGCTGATTTAAAAACAAAATTTCTTAAACCAGCATTAACTTCTCAATATGAAGTTACGATTCCTTTGGGTTCTTTACCGGAGGGTATAAAAAGTATTGGAGGAGGATTAAGTACTTTAGATCAAGCAGATTTAAATTTAAGTTGTATGGAGACATCATTACCTGGTTCTTCATTAGCAACCTTTGAAGTAAGGAATGATTATACTGGTGTAACTGAGAGACTTGCCCATAGGAGAATGTATGATGATAGAATTGATTTTACATTCTTAGTTGATGCAGAAAAATATTTTGCAATAAGAATTTTTGAAAAATGGATGAGATATATTGCTGGAGAAGATACTGATCGTGAGGATGGAGAAGCAAGAATAACAAGAGATGTAAGTTATCACTATAGGATTAGATATCCAGGAACGGGGGCTGATAGAACTGGATATAGATGTCTAGATGGTTTAAAGATAACAAAATTTGAAAAAGATATGAGAAATAGTTTAACTTATGAGTTTATTGGAGCATATCCAATAGCAATATCTTCGATGCCAGTGTCTTATGAATCATCAAGTCTTTTAAAATGTACAGTTTCTATGTCATATCTAAGATATGTCATGACTGAGTTGATATCTCCAACTCCTGCTACTACTATTCAACCACAAGCAACTAAAGCAGATAAAGAAAATACTCAAGAATTACCAGTTGCTCAACAAAAAGCATCTGATGTTATTCAGAACACTGGACCTGAAGGAGAAGGTCTTTATGATTCTGCGACTGGAGAGAGAATGCTTTCTACAGAACAGCAAATTATTGAACAGGGTCGGGTTGGGGATAGAGTTACTCCAGCATTGGCAGCAGAACTTCAGGCGTTTGCTGACGGTAGATAAAGTTAAGAAACCCCTCTAAATAATCACACTGAAACATATCTATAGGTTATTATGCCATTACCAAAGATTGCTACACCCAAGTATGATCTTGAATTGCCATCAACAGGACAAACAATTCAGTACAGACCTTTTCTAGTCAAGGAAGAAAAACTTCTTGTTCTTGCAATGGAAAGTGAAGATACAAAACAAATTACGACTGCAATCAAATCAGTTTTAAAGAATTGTATTCAAACTAAAGGAGTTAAAGTAGAGAACCTACCTACATTTGATATTGAGTATCTCTTCCTTAATATTCGTGGTAAATCTGTGGGTGAAGAGGTGGAAGTTAATTTAATTTCACCTGATGATGGGGAGACTGAGGTGAAAGTTACTATTGGATTAGATGAAATCCAAGTGAAGAAAGATGATAGACATACAAAACAGATTAAGATTGATGATACCTTGATGATGGAGATGAAGTATCCATCTCTTGA